GGCTTATCAGGCGTTGGTGCGTTTTAAATCCCGAGGGCGTTCTAATTTGGTCAAAGAACGCACACCAGAGATAGACATCAACCTCGTTATCGAACATCTCGCAGACCCTCTGGTGTACCAACTCAGTATTGGTTGGTAGGCCAAATGGTAATGCATATTTTGTCCAATAAGAGACGTCGTCTCTCGTGGCATCATAATAGCGTGATAGTGCAGATTCATCAACTGCGTAAACGCGCAGGACTGCTCGGGCCCAATTCGAATAGATAGGGGTATCAGGGTCCGTAACCAGTGCCGATTGGGCTTTACGGACCAAACAGACGATGTCGGGTACACTTGCCGAACTTACGGTCAAGTGCACTTTGGACATTTGCCTCGGTACGTCAGCAATGCAATCGTTGGTCGTCCATGGGTCGATAAAACATCGTCCGAGGAACATGACACTATCATGCTTAGTTCGCACACTGCTCTTGATGAGCATGCCGGTCTTAGCGTATGCACGCTCCAAGGTCTCCGGCCTTGTGTGCATTGCTACGCTATCATCTCCACCACATATTCCGATCTGTTTCCAGGCCGTGGTCTTGTCCTTACCATCGAGCCGTAAAGCTAGATACATCATAAACGCCGTTATATTTGTGTTGCGCAGCGATGTATCAGATGATCCGCTATGTGTTGTATTGTCTGTCTTATATTTGAGCCCATTACCCGTAGTACCACTAGCGTGTCCTTCTAAGCGTAACATGCGCCCAATTTCCTTACGGTAGGGTGCGGCGAAGGCACGGTTAAACGTGGCCACTGTCAACAACTGATGTATGTGTCCAGTGCTTCCATCCTGCTTACTAACGTCGGCTTCTACAAACACGTCAGCTTCGTCGGCCATGTCTCGTAAACGAGTCACGACTTCACGCGGGTGTTTGCCAAAAGCATACCACGATTGTTGCTTGAACAACATGGCCAAGGCATTGGTGAATTGCCCTAGACGTATATTATGATCGGTAGGCAGGGTACTAATATTACGGGGGGCGGTGACTTTACTGTACACTTCGGTTTTCTGAAATGCACGTATCTTGAACATGCTATCTATAAACAACCAGTCCCAAGCTTGCTTCAACAAGTTGCGCTGCGTCGGCCTGCTCCATTTATTCACCATAAATTGCAGGTCGTGTGGCACATACGTGCCAACCTCGTGGCTGGGGATTAAGTTCTCCAGATACTCATTCATTGCCTCCATATAAAATGGAGGGTAGGTATCCACGAGGTTCTTAACGTCAGTCAATCTTCCTTTAACGCAGGCGTAGTCATTGTTGTAGGAGCGGCCGGGGTAGGCTGCATTGTCGCAGTAAGCGGGTGCGATGGTGCGCACGGTGGGCGTGGCGTCCTCATAGAGGTACGGCTTTAATGTTTGGTAGTGTTTATCGGGCGTGCTGCTGCTAATCAAC